GCGATGGAGGCGGGGGCGGTCGACCTCTTCGGCCTCCGGATCGACCTCTCCGGCCCGGAGGCGCTGATCGCGGATGCGCAGGCGCGGGTCGACCAGGCCTTCTCCGCGCTCGACGGCGCGCGGAAGATCGCGGCGCGGGTCCGGGGGATCGCCGCCGGGGGCGTCGGCCTCGTCGCGGGGGCGCTGGGCCGGGCGCAGGGCATCGCCTTCGAATTCCTCGCGGTCGGCGACTCGGCGCGGGCCGTCGCCGCGCTCTTCACCGGGCTGGCCGAGGGGATCGGCGGGCGGAGTTCGGCCCGGCCCGTCTCGCTCCCCGGCGCCCGGCCCCCGGCGCGCCCGCCGCGCCGGCGCCGCGCCCCGGCCGAGGCCGCCGCAATCGCCGCCGCGCTCCGCCCGATCCTCGACGCCCCGGCCCCGCCCGCCGCGCTCGCCCCCGCCCGGATCGCCGCCAACCGCGCGGAGATCGCCGCGGCGTTCGAGGCGGCGCTGATCGGCGAGCTGGCCCGCGCGACGGTCGAGGCGCCCTACGCCAGCCACGGCGAGGCCATCGCCGCGATGAAGGGCCTCGACGCGCGCATCGAGACCGCGATCCGGCGCGAGGCCTCGCGACCCGCCGCCTCCGGAGGGCCGGACGATTCGCATCTGGCGCGCCTGACCGACCTTCGCGCCGTCGCCCGCGCCGCGCTGATCGAGACCGCCGCCGCGCTCGCCCCCATCGCCCGGGTCGAGACGGGCGAGAGCCTGCCGGCGCTGGCGCTCGCCTGGCGCATCGGGGGCGGGATCGGCGGCGAGGCGGACCTCCTCGCCCGCAACCGCATCGCGCACCCGCTCTGGTCGCCGGCGGCGGTGGACGTGAGGGGCGCCGATGTCTGAGGTGACGCTCCGGATCGGCGAGACGGACTGGCGCGGCTGGACCGGCGTCGCGATCTCCCGCGCGCTCGAGGAGGTCGCGGGGCGCTTCGAGCTCGACGTGACGGACCGCTGGCCGGACGGCCGGGCCGCGGGAACGGGGGGCGGCCCCGCGCCGCGGCCGATCCGGCCCTTCGAGCCCTGCCTCCTCCTGATCGACGGCGAGCCGGTGATCCGCGGCGTGATCGACGAGGCGGCGCCGAGCTACGACGCGAACAGCCATACGATCCGCGTCTCGGGCCGGAGCCTGACCGGGCAGCTCGTGGACTGCTCGACCGAGATTTCCGGCGGGCAGCTCCGGGGCCAGAGCCTCGCCGGAATCGCGCGCAAGGTGGCCGAGCCCTTCGGGATCGAGGTGGTGGACCTGGCGGAGGCGGACGAGCCCTTCCCGCGGGTGCAGATCGAGCCCGGCGAATCGGCCCATGACGTGCTGGAGCGGCTCGCCCGGCAGCGCGGCGTGTTCCTGACCGACGACGCGGAGGGGCGGCTGGTGATCCGCCGCCGCTCCGACGCGCTGCAGGGGCGGCTCACGCTCGGCGGCAACGTGCTCGCGGCCTCGGGCCGGCTCGACGGGTCCGCGCAGTTCTCCTCCTACCGGGTGCGGGGCCAGCAGGAGGGCTCCGACGAGGCGGAGGCGTCCGCTTCGGCGCGGGTCTCGGGCCGGGCGGCGGACGCCTCGGTGCCGATCCACCGGCCGCTCGTCCTCCTTTCCGAGATGCAGGGCGCCGCGGCGCGGCTGAAGGAGCGGGCGGAGTTCGAGGCGGCGCTCCGGCGCGGGCGCGGGCGGCGCTGGACCTACACGCTGCAGGGCTGGCGGCGGCCTGACGGCGCGCTCTGGACCGTGGCGGAGGAGGTCGAGATCGACGACGCGTTCATGGGCTTCGACGCCGAGCGGCTGCTGGCGACGGAGGTGCGGTTCCGGCTCGACGCCGCCGGCGAGATCACGGAGCTGACCGTCTCCCCGCCCGAGGGCTACGACCTGATCGCCGAGCGCGAGACGGTTTCGGGGCGGGAGGAGGCCGCCGGCTGGAAGGCGCCGACAATACCCGACTCGGTGGTTCTGGAATGACCCCGCTCGCCCGCCTCTCCCGCCGGCTGCAGCTGATGGTCGGGCGCTGCGTGATCCGCGCCGTCGAGGCTTCGGGCGGCCGCATCCTGTTGACCGTCGACGCGCTCGACGACGAGGCTGCCGACCGGGTGGAGCTGGCCGAGCCCTGGGGGCTGACCTCCGCGCCGCTGCCGGGCGCCGAGGCCGTCTCGCTCTCGATCATGGGCGAGCGCGGGCATCGCGTCGCGCTCTCGCTCGGCGACCGGCGGCACCGGCCGCGCGACCTGGAGCCGGGGGAGACCTCGCTCTTCGACGACACCGGCAACCGGATCGACATCCTCCGGGACCGCATCCGGATCACGGCGCCGCAGCGGCTGGAGATCGTGACGCCGCTGGCGACGATCAACGGCGACGCGATCTCCACGGTCGGCGACCGGGTGCAGGTCGGCGCGGGCTCCTCCGCCGGGCTCTGGCCGCTGGTCGAGGGCGTGGGGGACGACGCATGAGGACGGGCTCATGACCGACCTCGCGCTCGGCTGGGACCATGCGGCGCAGGCCGGCGATCTCCTCATCGAGGGCGGCGATCTCGCGCTCGACCGCGGGCTCGGGAGCCTCGCGCTCATGAGCGTGATGACGGACGCGCGCGCGCTCCCGGCCCAGCTCGATGTCGAGACGGACGATCTCCGGGGCTGGTGGGGCGACGCGGTGGAGGGGCGCCCGCTCGGCGGTCTGCTCTGGACGCTGGAGCGCGCCAAGACGACCGAGGAGAACCGTCGCCGCGCCGCCGACTTCGCCGCCGGGTCGCTCGCCTGGATGGTCGCGGACGGGATCGCCGGCCGGGTCGAGGCCGAGGCCGCGCGGATCGACGGCGCCGGCTCGGGCGCGACGCTGCGGCTCGACATCCGGATCGTCCGGGCCGGGCGCCCCGACCTCACCTATGACCTGCTCTGGAGGGCGATGGCGTGACCTATGAGCGGCCGACCCTGACCGAGATCGACGCGCGGGTGCGCGCCGACATCGAGGCGACGATGACCGACGTGCCCATCGTCCGGCGCGGCTCCGTGCTGGCGGCGCTGGCGCGCGGGCTGGCGGGGGCGAGCCATGCGCTCCACGGCCATGTCGGCTGGGTTTTCCGGCAGATCTTCCCCGACACCGCGGACCCGGCCCAGCTGGAGCGGCAGGCCGGCTTCTACGGGCTCGGCCGCGCCGAGCCGGCGCCGGCGACCGGGGCGGCGGCGATCACCGGAACGGCGGGCGCGATCCTCCCCGCCGGGGCGCTGCTCGGCTCCGAGGACGGGCTCGAATTCCGGGTCACGGCGGCGGCGACCATCGGCGGCGGCGGCGCGGCCGAGGCCCCGGTCGAGGCGGCGGCGGACGGGGCGGCGGGGAACCTTTCGGCCGGCGCGCGGCTCGTGCTCCTCGCCCCGGTCGCCGGGATCGAGGGCGAGGCGGAGGTGGCGGCGCCCGGGCTCGCCGGCGGGGCCGACGCCGAATCCGACGCGCGGCTGCTCGACCGGCTCCTCCTCCGGCTCCGCCGCCCGCCGCATGGCGGCGCGGCGCATGACTACGTGCAATGGGCGCTGGAGGTTCCGGGCGTCACGCGGGTCTGGCCCGTCTCCGAGAGCGTCGGGGCGGTGACCGTCCGCTTCGCGGTGGACGGCGCGCCGCACGGCCCGGCCCCGAATTCCGGGGAGATCGCGGCGGTGCAGGCTTACATCGACGCGCGCCGACCGGTGACCGCCGAGGTGACCGCTCTCGCCCCGGTCCTCCTACCGGTAGACGTGACGCTGAGCGTGACGCCGGACACGACGGCGGTGCGGGCGGCGGTGGTCGCCGGGCTGGAGGCGCTCTTCGCGCGGGAGGGCGCGCCGGGCGCGACGATCCTCCTCAGCCATGTCCGCGAGGCGGTCAGCCTCTCCATCGGCGAGACCGACCACGTCGTCGCGGCGCCGGCGGCGGACGTGGAGCCGGGGCCGGGCGAGATGCCGGTGCTCGGAACGGTCACCTTTACATGACCGCGCTCCGCCCCATCGCCGCCTACGCCGAGGCGCTCGCGAAGCTCATGCCGCGCGGCCGGGTCTGGCCCGAGGCCGGGGGGCGCGTCTGGGGCGAGCTGACGGCGGCGCTGGCGGCCGAGCTGCGGCGGCTCGACGCGCGGACGCTGAAGCTCCTCGACGAGGCGGACGCCCGCACGACGACGGAGGGGCTCGAGGACTGGGAGCGGGTGCTCGGCCTCCCCGACGATTGCGCGCCGGCGCTCCAGTCCATCGCCGAGCGGCGCGACGCCGTGGTCGCGCTCCTCCGGTCCGAGGGCGGGGCGAGCCCGGGATATTTCATCGGGCTGGCGGCGGCGCTCGGGCACGAGATCGCGATCACCGAGCACCGGCCGTTCCGCTGCGGGCTCTCGCCCGCCGGGCATCAGGAAGCGCCGCGGCCTGTCGGCTCGCCGCTGATGCGTTTCGTCTGGCGGGTGACGGTCGCCAACCGGCGGCTTGTCCGGTTCCGGGCCGGCTTCGGCGGCGCCCGCGCGGGGCGCGACAAGCTCGTTTCAATCGATCTCGCAACCGCCCTCGAATGCCTCTTCGAAAGGCTGAAGCCGGCGCAGACCCGGCTCGTCTTCGACTATGCGCCGCCCACGGAGCGCGACTTCTCGGGCGATTTCAATTTCGACTTCGGAGGATAGGATGCAGTTTCGCTGGCCCTTCAACGTATCGACCGGGCTGCCCGGCGACGAGACCACGCCCTGGACGAACGGGAACCCGGCGCTCGGGATCGAGGGATCGATCCCCCCGGCCGAGGCGCTCAACGATCCGCAGGCGGAGATCGCTCACGCCATCGACTTCTTCCTCGGCGACGGGAGCTTCGGCTCCGGGCAGGACGCCGGCGACCTGGAGCAGCTGCGCAAGGCGATCCAGCAGTCCGTCAAGGGCGAGGTCCGCACGTTCCGGCACCTCGACGATTCGAACGTCACGGTGCCCTTCGCCGCCGGGCTGAGCATCGCGACCGCGCCGGTGACCCATACGTTCGTCTACAACAAGGCGTTTCCCGGTCGCGCGACGCAGGTGCGCGGGTTCTGGGCGGCGAACGTGACGATCAACAACCTCGGCTCGACGCAGGCCTTCGTCGCCCTCGGGCTGACCAACACGGCCGGCGCGCTCCAGTTCTCCAACGATCCGGTGATCGGCGGCTTCACCAACAGCGGACCGTTCATCACGACCGCGGCGAGCTGCTTCAGCTTCGCGCTCGGCTCGGCCGAGGCGTCGAGGACGCTCCAGCTCCGGTGTCACTTCACGGCGGCGACGACCGGCACGGGCGGCAGCGCCGTCGTGGACGATCTCAGCCTCTTCCTTACGGAGACCACCGATGACTGACCGGACGCATTTCATCGCCGCGGCCGTCGCCGCCGGCCACCCGATCTCCGTGATCCGCGGCGAGACGGTCGAATGGGCGGGCGCCGCGCCCGACGCGCCGACGCTCGCCGCCATCGAGTCCGACGCGCTGAAGCGCCGGCTGAAGGACCGGCTCGGCGCGCTGCGCTACGCGCGGGAGACCGGCGGGATCACTGTCGGCGGCGTGCCGGTGCGGACGGACGAGCGCTCGATCATGCTGATCGACAACGCCCTCCGCCGCGCGACCTTCCCGATCACCTTCAAGAGCGCCGACGACGCCTTCATCTCGCTCGACGAGGCGACGCTGCAGGCGGTGGTGGACGCCGCGACGGCGCACATGCAGGCCTGTTTCGCGGCGGAGGGCGCCGTCTACGCGATGATCGAGGCCGGGACGGTGGCGGACGACGCGGCGCTCGACGCCGCCTGGGCGGCGACGCTGGCATGAGCTTCGCGATCTCCCCCCCGGTTCACGAGACGCCGGCGCGCTGGCCGGTCGAGGAGGCGCCGGCCGACTGGCCGCGGGAGGCGTCGTGAGGCAGCTCATGATCCACCGGCACGATGCGCTCTTCCTTCGCGTCCCGGTCCTCTCCGGCCCGACCGGCGAGCGGGTGGCGCTCGACGGGCTGACCGCGCTGGCCTCGCCGGGGCCGGGCGGCGGAGAGCCTGTCGCCGCCATCGTTTCGCCGGCCGCGCCGGCGGACCTCTTCTCTCTCGCCTGGCCCGCGGGCGCGCTCGACGGCGCGGACCGCTGGGCGATCCTCGTCCGGATGGTCCGCGGCGCCCGCGCCCATACCGACCAGATCGCAAGCCTGCGGGTGGACCCGACGCCTTTCGCCGCCATCGCCCTCGGGAGCGATTTCTCCCTCGACTTCTCCCTCGATTTCGGAGGCTGACCGCATGCCCCAGCTCACCCGCGCCGCGCTCGCGACCCAGATCGCAACGCTCCTCGCCACCAACGGCGCCGGGGCGATCTCCGCCGCCGACGTCCGGCAGGTCGACGGCGACCTGCTCGACAGCCTCGCCCTTCTCGCGCCGGAGATCGCGACGACGGCGCTGACCGCCTACACCCTCGCGCTCGCCGATGCGGGGCGGATCGTCGAGGCGACCGCCGCCGATCCGGTGACCGTGACAATCCCGGCCGAGGCCTCCGTCGCCTTCCCGGTCGGCTCGATCATCCAGCTCGTGCAGGCGGGCGCCGGGGCGCTGACCGTCGAGGCCGCCGCCGGCGTGCTCCTCAACGGCGTGGACGGCGGCGCAGCGACGCTCGACGCGCAATGGTCCGGCGCGGCGCTCTACAAGCGCGGGGCGGACGCGTGGGCGATCCAGGGCGCGCACGGGGGCGTCGCATGAGCCTGATGCTGGCGCGGGCGGGGGCGATGGCGGCGGGTGCGGGGGGGGTCGCCTTCGCCTCTGTCGAGGCGCTGCGCACCGACCTCACGTTGTCGGGCGTGCAGGCCGGGCAGTTGACCAAGACCTTCGGCGTAGACGCTCCCCCGACCGGGGTGAACGTGACATCGACGCTGGTGACGGTGACGCCCTCCTTCGCCGATCTCTACCTGACCGGCTGGGATTTCGGCGGGCGGGCGTTGACCGTGCAGGCGTCCGCCTCGGTCATCACCGAGAATTGCCTTTTCGAGAGCCCCGGTTTCGGGGGGGCGTATTTCGATTTTGTAGATGTTTACGGCGGCGGCTCCTACGGGGCGCGGTATTGCACCTATAGGGGGCACCCGGCGCACCCGGCGCTCACCAAGGCCGTGAAGTGGCGGGCGAGCTCGATCACGCTCGGGATCACGGAGCGCAATCGGTATCTTGAGATGCCGAACGATTGTTACAAACCCAATTCTTCTGAGCAGATCAGGTGGTGCTATTTCGGGTTCCTGAAGCACGTCCCGGCGGGGACTGTGGAGTGGAGCAGCCTGACGACCTATGCGGCGGGGGACATCGCGCTCGACGGGTCGGGCAACGTCTTCATGTCGCTGGTTGACAGCAACCTCGACAATGCGCTTCCGGCCTATGACCCCGGAGGCTCGCTGACCGATTTCTGGCGAGGGCTCACGCCGCACGGGGACAATATTACGGTCGACGTGGCGAGCAATGTAGCGATCACCTCCTGCCTGATCGACAACACGACGGAGCCGCCCGAGACGGTTCCCGATGCGACGGCGGGCGAATACAATCCACTCGGGCTGAACAACGCCCTGCGCATAAAGCGGAACACTCCTGACTCATCGCCATTCGGAGCGGTGATGATCCGCAACTGCGCGACCTATCGGAGCGCTCTCGACACCGGCAGCGCGGCGATGGAAGTAGCCGACGGGGGGAAGGCGGGCTTCAACGGCCCGATCCGGTTCCTGAACAACTGGCTCTCGCCGGGCAGCGGCGGAGACTATGTATTCACCGGCCCCGAGATCGACGAGTTCTCCGGCAATGTGGACTACACGACCGGCGATCCGATCAGCATCACGACCCGAACGCTCGCCCCGCCCGTGAACACGGTCGCGCCGGCGATCACCGGAACCGCCGCGGTCGGCGAGGATCTGACCGTCTCGAACGGGACGTGGACGGGGCAGCCGATCCCGGCCTTCACCTATCAGTGGACCAGCGACGGCGAGCCCATCGACGGGGCGACCGCCTCCGCCTTCACGATCACCGAGAGCGAGCTCGACACGACCGTCGCCTGCACGGTGACGGGCGCGAACACGCAGGGCGCGGCCAGCGCCGCAGCGGCGGGGGTGGAGGTGGTGGCGGTCACAACCTCCTTCGGCGCGGAAACCGTCACCGGGACGCCGACCGCGACCAACGCGCCGGCCTCCCGACAAGTCGCGGTGATCGGCGACAGCCGGGCCGGGACGCAGCAGTCCGGGTCAACGGGGATGGAAATCCTTTCGCCGGTCGGTCATCTGCTTTGGCACAAATTAAACTGGAATTTCAGCGTCGGAGGATCGACGATCAACCACGCGGTAGTGACTCAGGCTCCGGCGGCGGTCGCTTCCGGCGCCAAGGTGTTTTTCGTCCTGACCGGGACGAACGGCGCGGGCGCAGGGGCGGGGACGGAGCTTGAAAACCGTCAAGCTCAGACGCTTGCGCTGCTCGCCGCTCTCGACGTTGTGGATGGGATCATATTCCTCTGCAACGAGATACCGGGGCAGACAGGCGCTTATCCGTCTGGCTCGCCGCAGGACAAGATCGATCATCATGCGTGGATCAACGGCCTTACGACTGCGAGCGCGTCCCTGGTCAACGCTCAATTGGTGATCGTGAACACATGGGATGCAGTCGCGGACCCGGCGACGGGGCTTCCGCTGGTCGAAGGGAAGCCGGGCCTGACCGTCTCCCTCAGGGAAGCCGAGACGTCGGACGGGTTGCACCCCTCCACATGGGGCTCTGAGCGCATCGCGAAGGCGTTCTTCGAGGCGGCGACAGCACATTTCGCCGGGCCGTGCGTGGACTACGCCTCTCCCGACGTCGTGCTGCTGGACGGAACGACGGTCGATAATATTCCGGCATTCGGCGACTTCCCCGACGGATGGGTCAAATTCGGGGCCGCAAACGGCCTCGTCATGACGACGATTGGAACCGGAACCGGGACCGTCTTCACGGTCGAGAACACATCCGGCGGCGACCTTCAGATCGACGTGCGCAGGACCCTTTCGGCAGAGACGACGAATGCGGTGCTGCTGGTCGAATACGAGATCGAACCGAACCCTTCGGCGTCGCCGACGCCGGGCGCGACCGCCCTGAAAAGCGATCCTCAGATAACCCTTGTCGGCACCAGCGGAGGCGGATTCGACTTCGGAACCGGGGTGAACGACGCTGCCGAAACCGTCTATGCCCGGCGCTCCAACGCCGCTTCTGATCAGGATCGCCGTTTCGGCGGACGGCGGCGCACCTGCCTCCTGGTCGGGGCGACCGCGCTTAGCGGGACCGATCAGGTGAGACTTGTCCACCGCGTCCCGGCGGGCGGTCGGATCGTGTTCCATCGGGTCGATCTTTACGAGCGATGACACGCGGGCGCCTGCCGAGCGGCGCGGCGCTCTAGCCTGCCCCCTCCGGGGGGCCGGGCGGCGGCAACCGCCCGACCCACGGGGACGCCTGAGAGGCCCCCGCCGACCGTGAAGACTATCCGGCCGCCCGGCCCCCGAAGGGGCGGGCGGATCATGCAAGGCCCCGCCCTAATGCCCGATGAACGACGCCCCCTTCCCGCCCGCCCCGTCGCCCCCTGGGTCGGCGGCAAGAAGCTCCTCAGCCGCCGGCTCGCCGGCATCCTCGACCGGGTGGAGCACCGGACCTATTGCGAGGTTTTCGTCGGCATGGCCGGCGTCTTCCTCGCCCGCCGCCGGCAGCCGCCGGTCGAGGTGATCAACGACGCCTCGGCCGAAGTCGCGACCCTCTTCCGCATCCTGCAGCGCCATTACGTCGCCTTCCTCGACATGATGCGCTTCCAGCTCACCACCCGCGCCGAGTTCGAGCGCCTGGAGGCGGTAGACCCGGCGACGATGACCGACCTCGAACGCGCGGCCCGATTCCTCTACCTCCAGCGCAC